AGATATTTTATATATTTTTTATTAAAAAGTATAAATATAATAAATATAGAAAAGGCCACGAATTCGTGGCCACGTTAATTATCTGCTCTGAGGGGAGGGAGACTCCTATGAGGGAGGCCACCATCCTCGGACTCTGTCTCCTCCCTCAGGAGGTCTCCGTCTGTCATACTCGTATCGATTACGTTGTAGTATATCGGAGATTATCTGACTATTCGCTCGGACTCCTGACTCGAGGAAGGGGGAGAGCTCCTCTCTCAATTGTCTCAGGATCTGAGCGACTGAGATGGGGAGATCTTCTGTCTCTGCGATAATCTCCTCAACCCTCTCTGTCATAGGATGGGTTTGCTCAAATGCCGAGCTCTCCCCTATATGCTCAATCTCCTCCTCATTCGTGAGCCACCATTGGCCGAGGTGCGCTTTTTTGGGATTTTTGGGATCTCTCATATACTCATCATATCTATAGAGGATCTCTGACCAAATATAAGGCATCCTATCCCTGAGCCGGGGGATGTCTATTTTTTTACTGCCGAGATCGACACACCATAGACGAGAGTTCCCTGAGGCATCTGTCAGGACGTTTTTTTTATTGGTCGTGTATGCAAATACAGTCCGTCTCGGGACCTCCTCATTAAATTTCCCATATACAAACCGACAATCATCCTTCTGTATAGATAAAAATCGCTTCTCGATCTTTGCGTCCTTTGGTCTGCCTGCCATCTCTTGTAATTCATAGATGAGCTTGCCTCTGATCTGCATAACGGCATCCGGATAGTCTGACATGTCGAGTTCATTGTCTCCAAAATATCGACGTCCGAGCGCATCATAAAAACAGATAGTCTCGAGGGCTCGTGATTTACCTATCCTCTGATGTCCGTACAATAGGAGGCAGGGATCCGCTTTTACGAGATTGTCGAGGGTCGCATACGCACGAGCGATAACAGACAGGAGCCATCTGTGAGAGTAGACTCGAGCCATATAGCCCGGCTCTCCCTTCTTAGCAGAGTCAGGAGATCCGAGATAGTGTAATAGTTTGTATGCCTCAGGTTTGTCTCGCTCAGGATTCCAGAGACCTCTCAGGGAGTCGAGATGGTCGTGTAGAGGATTGATAATATTCTCCGACGAGACGATCTGGACTGCAGAGAGGACCTCCTCTTTTTTAAATGATACTCCCCATCGATCCTCACACAAAAAGCGCAGCTCAGGGACATGAGATTTATCGGAGAATCTGACCTCCTTTTCATTCTCGTCTTTCCAAAATATGATGTTTGAGAAGCCATCCTGAGTGAGTCTCCCTCTGAGGAGGGGATGATTGCGGAGTAATTGGACAATATTAAACAGGGAGGGTTTGATATAGTCTCCGTTATCTGTGCGTCTGACTCTGAGCTCGAATCCGAGATTGAGAAGGGCTTGTATCCGTCCATCTGTGCTGTGTATCTCTGTAATGTTTGGTCTAGTCATGTCGTCTCCTATATAAAATTGTTTATTTCTGCGAGGTATCCGACAGATGCCGACCATCCGCAGGATTTGAGATGTCCACATCGAGCGAGATGGCTATTGCGGATGGGGTCGATATAGAAATAACTACAATCCGTCCTCTGACAGGAGGGACAGGAGAATCCCTGAGCTCGATCTCCTCCTGAGGACATCCGGATCTCACATCCGAGTCTATCTGCGAGTCTCTGTCTCCAGCTCATCTGTGTACTGAGCATATGATAATAATATTTGCGTCTGTCAGAGTGTGAGACTCTGCGTCCCTCGAGATTTTTGAGATGTGCCTCTCTGCGCTCCCTCTCCTCCTCTGCGAGTCTGCGTTTCTCGTCCAATTTCGCTTCGTATGCGTAGCGGGCTCGATCTGCGTACATCTCCCAATCGACTATCTCTCCTGACTCGTACAATACTCGACGAGAGAGGGGCTTGTGTGTCATCGTATAGTAGGCTCGCCCGGGGTCGTTTACTGAGGTATCGAGTTTAAGCCATTTGAGATCTTTCCCCTGCAGAGTGCCATATTTAGAGACGATCGGGATGGTGACATGCTCCCTAAACCAGTCCATCATCCCATCAAAATAAAAACGCCACAGCTCCGCAGGGACAGGATCTCTCATAGGAAACACGACTCTGAATTTATCTTTTACTTTCTCGTCGTGAGAGTAGGATGTGTGTATAAAAAACGACAATTTTAAAAATACTAGAATGTCGTGTACCTCATCAAATCGATAGTAATCATCGATATCGAGAACCATCAGAGAGAGCTCAATTGCGTTTTCATTCCCCTTTTTAGTCCCCTTTTTAAATATGCAGGGGCTCCAGCAAACTTGCTGTTTTTTGGGTAATAGGGGTCTCTCCTGAGTGACAATATCATAGACCTGAGTAAATGATAATTTGTGTGTCTCAAATCGCTCAGGTTGATATATTTTGGGTAATAATGTTATATTAAACATGATGTTTTATCATCTCCTTATTGTTTGTAAGTTGCTTAGGGAGGGAGAGTGTCACTCCCTCCCTTTTTTTATTGGTTGTGTGGTCGTATTTTGAGCTCGATATGAGGAGTCTCCTCTGAGCTCGCATAATATTTACGTGCATATAGTGATGAGATCACTTTGTCGTCCTTCAGAGGGAGCGCATCGAGTAAACTCTTTACGCAGTTATCGAGATCGGGTCTCCTGTCGTGTATCACTCTCCCTCCGTATCGAGGGAGCCTTCCGACTCGGTGAAATACAAATACAATCTCAATATGCAGAGGTCCCTCGGGGAGAGAGATCTGAGAGAGGAGGCTCGCACACTCTCTAACCCACTCCTGATATTTTTTGGGATAATACACTCCCCCTCCCCGAGTCACTCGAGGTCTGGGACAGGCTCGAGGCTCAATCATTAGTATCATTTTTTGATCTCCGATAGGACTCTCGTGTGATGGGATTGTGTTCTCTCTCCTCTAAATGATAAAGATGTTTACACATAGACGTATAATAGAATCCTGAGCAATTACACGAGCTCCAATCTCTCCCTGAGTATTTTGAGCGATATATGAGACAGCGATAGACTCCTCTGTCTTTTGAGACGACATCCGCAGCTATGACGAGATATAGCTCTCCGTTGATCTCCCTCCCCTGAGAGTCGAGATTGATGATCTCGACGTCCTCAGAGGCATCTATAATATGTCGTGAGACGTTACCCATAGAGGACTCCTGACTCATGTATCAATCTCCCTATATGCTCAGAGCATTGAGGGACAATTGCATTCCCTAAAGCTCTAAGTTTAGCCACCCGATGGGGAATCCCATCATCCACTCGACAAATTGGGGACGGAGCCGGGCATCTTTCCCAATAGCCGAACCCTGAGATTGACACAGATCCGATATTGTTTTGGGAAGATTGTTGTCTCTCTTTAATTGGCTGGGCGAGAAATTGTTTTTTGATGTGTCGACCGTCGGAGTCGGGAGCATCCTCCCTACAAATGCGTTTAGAGATCTCCCTCCGTTGTATTTTTGGATTGTCGGAGCTGTCGGAGTATGAGCGGCATCCTCTGCTGTCGGAGTGGGGAGCATCATATTGTAAAGGATCGCATCCTTTATCCCAAATGTGCGCTTGTCTGGGATCTTTTTCCCGTTTACTATCCTTCGAGTGTAGAGGGGCTTGTTCTGTTTTGCTAATGAGATCGCTCTCTCTGTCCTCTCGGGGCTGTTTATGTCTCCCATCGCTGTCGGAGTGGGGAGCATCATCTCCCCGATGGCTCCGACTAATGTCGCACCATGTCGCCCATCCCTCTCGCTCGGAGAGAGTCTCCTGATCTTTTTGTAGTCCTGAGATGTCCTCGGAGTAGGCAACACAGAACCATCTCTTTCTGAGATGAGGGGCTCCGAATTGACGAGCGGATATAATTCCCCATTCGCAGCTATACCCGAGTTCGGTAAGCGATCCAATAACTGATAATCCCCCTCGAAAAGTGACAGCTGAGACGTTTTCCAGCACGATAACTCGAGGTCGTATATCCCTGATAATTCTGTGCATTTCCCACCAAAGACCCGATTTTTTCCCATGTAATCCCTCTCCTTTTCCTGCGATTGATATGTCCTGACAGGGGAATCCTCCGCAGAGTAGATCGACAGGCTCCAAATTATGAGAGGAGACCTCCCTGACGTCGTTATATATTTTTGATTGTGGCCAATGTTTCCGGAGTACCCTCTGACAGAATTTATCTTGTTCGACCTGCCAGATGGTCTCGCTATTGGGGATGGCTCTCTCTAATCCGAGCTCAAATCCCCCTATCCCTGCAAAAAGGGAGCCGATTTTTATCATTTGCTCTCCCTCCATGCTGTGATTGTGGTGTCGATCTCCTCTTTTATGAGGTCTGCTTTTATGTCGAGATGTCTCTCAAAATAGCGAGCGATTATCCAATAGACGAGATGAGAGGGGATATATCCATAAAACCATTTTTTAGCAGTATTGAGCTTTACTCCGCAGAGCCGAGCCAGCTCAGGAAGTGAGAATCTGTCTCCGACCTGAGTCCTATATTTTGTCAGTAATATCCCGAGCTCAGGACATCGAAGGGGGTCGGGGATCTTCTCCTTTTTTGGGGATCGTGACTGAGAGGGGGGAGGCTCCTGAGGAAGGATATTTTTATCAAAAGATCTCCTCATTTGCCCTCCTCTGATTTGCGCATCTGTGAGACATGCACACTATAGAGGATCTCCCTGACGAGGGAGTGAAACCCATCCTCTCCGAGTGAGACGAGATACTGAGCGATCTGAGTGATAATCTCACAAGTAGGGAGACGAGATCCTGAGCGATATAGAGAGACGGTCGAGCGATTGACGTCTATTTGACGAGCGAATTCCGAGCCGCTTAGATTGTATTTATCGAGTATGTTATTGAGCCATTGAGCAAACCCGATGGCATCCTGAGGGACATAATCTGTCATAGTGTAATCTCCTGTGTTTTGATTATGTCTCCAAATGATAATATAAATGTTGACGATATGCAATCAATAAAAGGAGATAAAAATGAAATTGGTATTTATAGATATAGAGACGACGCATCTAAATCCTGCGATAGGAGAGATCATCGAGATCTCGATGATCCGATGTCAGGATAATATCGAGATCCGATATACGACCAAAATAAAACCTCAGAGGATACACCATGCAGATCCCGGAGCTCTGAAAGTCAACGGCTACAATCCGGAGGAGTGGCAGGATGCGCCCGAGGCTAAATATGTCGCTCAAAAGATCTCCTCATTTATGATGAATGCCCATCCTGTGGGACATAACGTGTCCTTCGACGTCGAGTATCTGCGAGAATTCTGTCATCAAAACGGAGTCCCCTATCTAGCGAGTAGAAAGAAGATCGACACAGTCGTCCTATCGATGGAACATCTCCCCTTCCTGCCATCTCACTCTCTATCGACTCTGCGAGCCTTTTTTGGATTGTCTCTGATAGGAGCGCACAGAGCCGAGAAAGACTGTGAGGACATGAGATGGATATATAACAGACTCAATCGAGCTAGTGCATTCTCGAGGCTCCTGTGGCGGCTCAAATATTGGTATATCAAGAATAAAAAAACCCTCTCATGAGAGAGGGGAGATTGACTTGAGAGGGAGAGGGTTGTTATTTCTTTACTGTCATGAATGTCCCGATATATCCATCCTCATCGCAGATATAGACATCTATGTCGTAAGTTATACGAGAGCCGAGATTCAAAAAGTATGATTTGAGATTGCTCATATTTTGCATGTCTTGATCTTGATTGTCCTCTGTGTACAGAGTCACGTTAAAGGATGCATCATTGTCTAAGAATCTGATTGAGAAATCGTCTGCTTTGATGTTGAGTTCTTTTGTGAGGATTGATACCATTTTTTGTTCGATTGTCTTTAGTGTCATGATGTAGTCTCCGGTTGTTGTTGATACTTATATATTATCTTATTGTTTTCAGAGTGTCAACATAATAATTAAGAAAAAATAGGAGAGAGAGATTATAATCCCTCTCTGCCGTAACTTTTCATCGGTCCTGAGACGACCTCAGAACATGATAATTATATAGCGGCTTCTCCCTTTATGCTCTCTTTTATCTGCTCTTTTAGCCTCATCTCGTGTATCTGCTCTTTAAGAGGCTCGAGGATGGCAAATAGTTTTTTCTGTCCCTTCTCGAGGGAGTCTATGCGAGAGGAGAATCCGTCAATCAATTGATCTCTGTCTTTATTGAGATCGGAGACGACTCTCTCAAATCTCTCCCTTACTGCGTCCTCATTAGCCCGAGCCTCGAGTCGGATCTCCCTCATCTCTTGTTGTTGTTCTTTATTGGTTTTTCTTTGGTCCCAATATTGATATAGAAGGAAGCCGAGAAAGGGGGCATTTGTAGCCAGATCGAGCCAAATTTGCGTCACTGTTTGCGGATCCATCTCTAGTCCTCCAATAGTGTATAACTAAATTTATCATATCCGGATCCATGTCTCGTTTGCATTATGCACAGAGCAATCAGACGAGCAAAGTCCGCAGGATGTCGAATAGCTGTGCATCCTGCGGAGTAATATCTCGTGCTGTCGACAATTTTTGTCTCATGAGCTCGATGGATATTTATCCCAAACATGCCCGACTCCTCTCTAATGTGATCTGACGTCCCATCCTCAGTATTATCTCTGTATACAGTCACGACTCCCTCTCTCTGACAGAGGGCGAGATATTTTCCTCTGTGTAGATCTAATTTCCAACATCCTCGATATTGGCCTGCCTTTAGGATGGCGACTCCCTTCGGATTTGTAGGGTCGAGATGTTGCTCTTTTGAGGGGTCGACTGTGCATATATACGTCTCATGAATCCACAATCCCCCCTCTAAATATACGACATGAAATTTATCGTCAAATTTGCCGGGTCTGCGCTCCGCAGCTCTGACTCCTATCAAATTGAGATCGTGCTCTTTATCCTCAAATGTTACATATCCGAGATCTCTGACTCTCTGTAATATCGGAGGTCGCTCATCCCGGGGATATACTCTAATTCTCATTATCTCTCCTGTAATATAGGGTTCTCCTGTATGAGTATATCATATAACCATGATGCGCCATCGTATCGTTTCCCAATGATCATAACCCTATACTGAGAGAGGGAGATCTCAGAGTCTGAGAGGGAGATGATGTCTCCTATATCTAAATATCCCCACTCAAAACTCGCTCGGTAGGTCGTGATTTTTTCAGGGAGGGCTCTGCGTATGAGATAATCCATCCCAATCCGAATTGCTGTCTCTCTGTCGTATACATAATCGAGCGAGATGGTCTGCTCTCTGCGTCCATATCTTTGCTGTGAGACTATCGCATAGGGAGAGACTATCTCATATTGAGCATTCACTCCCTCGAGCCTCTGTGCTCTAATGACTGCGACTCCTCTATATGCATCCTCTGCATTCGATGCCGTCCCCTGGGGAGCAAATCTCACAGTCAAATCATTGATAATCTCAGACCTCCGAGGGGAGATCGGCTCAATCCGTCTAAATGTCTCATCTGCTGTTATCTCGACTCTGGGATTGTTGATTGTGTCGTCTAATCTGTGATCTATGACAGGATACAATCCTGAGGGACCCGCTACGAGTGCAATTGGCAAATATGAGACGATATATCTCTGTAAAAAATCGTAGCACCTGATCTCGGGGTCGTTAATGTATCCTGCGAATTTGTATTTATTGAGGAGAGATCGGACTGAGGACATCGCCTGTCTGTCATAGGTAATCCCTGAGGAGTCCAAAAGATAGACAATTAGATCTCCCCCTCCCTCGAGGGCTTGTCCTGTGTCATAGGGAGAGAGGAGACCTCCCCCATCATCCCATCTAATCCAATACTCATAATCTGTATTGACGACAAATGATTGATCGATAGGAGAGGAGGCCTGCAAATTGATAAACGAGTAGACCTGTCCCTTACTCCCTACTTGACTATAGACAGGGACATTGGTGTCGACATTTCCCTGATTGTCGTATATGTCGACAGTCGAAGCCTTTACCGGATGACCGGCTATGACATACCAAGCCGGAAAAGATCCGGAATTCTGAAATGCTATTTGATACGCAGGGGTAGAGGGGAATCCATAGCTGTCTCCGAGCTCATCTGTGATACTCCCCGGGGATCCAATCACGACTGGGGATGATTTGCCGAGGTGCGGTCGGATAACTTCTGTGATACCATCCGGATCGACAGGAGGAGCGACTGCATTAGTCCGATAGGACTCCTGAGAGAATTGAGTCGCAGAGAGAAACGCATTTTCTCCGACTACTCTCCTCAGGAGGGATTGATCTGAGAGCTCAATCTCATTCTCGACAGAGAACTCGACATATCCGCTCGGCATGTCGGGATGGCCGTATATCGGAGAGGAGACGACTCCTGAGAATAGGGAGATCCGCTCATCATAGGATTGTTGTATCTCTCCTCTCTTGACTGTGACATAGTAAAACCGAGCCGGGCTCCTATCAATCCCCCTCCCCTGCAATTGCATATCTGAGACGTCAAAAGGGAGAAATATCGCCATCGAGATAGCAGACTGAGAGAATTTGACTTTTCCGACCTCCTCTAATGAGAGCGAGAAATCTGGATTGTCGAGTTTCCCTTCATACAATACACTCTCCCCTCCCTCGTCAAATTGGACGGGATATGTCGAGAATCTATATGTTCTCCCTGCTATGTCGATCTCTAATAAAAAGCAAATCTCAGTACTGAGATAATCATATGCCGAGTATGTCCTCATAAGATCTCCCTGAGTGTCATAGTCGCAATTCTGACGAGCTCTCCTGACTCTGAGACATTCTCGTCTCCGAGTATATTCTCGACCTCAATCTCACCCTGCACAGATACGAGAGCCTGTTCATAATCTCGATGTAGCTCCTTTTGATCTGTGGTTTTATCTATGAGAGGGAGATAGACAATTGGTGTTTTCTCTCCCTGCAAATATTTGAGGAGTCCCTGCAATAGATAGGGGACATCATTAGCGATGGCGATCGGCTCCGCTCCCCCTGAGGAGCTCCCTATCCAGTAATTCGGATCTGGGTTATCTCCCTGCAAATCTGACAGGTCGACTCCCTCAGTCCAAGCGATCCGGAATGTCCTTCGAGATGGTCTGTTATTTTTTGTGTATACAATCCCATCCTGAGTCTCTGAGGAGACTGTCCCTGAGTCAATCGAGATGGTGCGTCCTCTCTGATATTGTTTACCTGGTATGAGGACCGAGCCGAGATGGAGGATCCCTATCTGAGCATAATTCTCGAGAGTCGTCTGAGCTGGGATCCTGAGACCGAGAGCCTCGAGTCGTAAACCGTTTAGATTGACAATTAGTGTCATGCTATTAGGGATAAGCTCAATCTCTGAGGGAGATAATCCTGTCAGACTCTCGTCAAGTAATAAAACCGCTTGTTTCGTGCCTGTCGTAGTCCCTCCGAATCTCCCCTCACTATTAGAGACGACTGTCCGCCATACATAGGACTCCTCTCCTGTCTCAATCCTCACCCGCCATCCTGCGCACTCGTTATATCTAAAGTAGGGCTGATTGGGGGCTGTATTTGCTCCCCTCACAGTCCTCCCTTGAACGAGACATTCTGACGAGATACTCCCTGAGAAGGTGTCTAAGACAGTCCACGTCCCCGAGCTATAATACTCGAGCTTGCCTGTGATAAAATTATAATTCTGCAGATGTAAACCCACGTAGTCATTAGGGAGAGACTCGTCTATATGGACGGAGGTATCCGGATCGAGTTTAAATGCGATAAATTGCTCGGGGACATTTCCTGAGATAACACTCTCAGATCTCCAATAAACTCGACGAGTCGGAGATATGTCATAGAGGACATTCTCAATTTTAAAATTTGATGTCGGAGTGATCGAGAATTGATCTCCCTCATAGGTCGCTCCGTCTGTCCCTGAGATCCTGACATTGTCGGAGACATACGCATAATTGCCGGTCGGAGGATATGCTCTCTGAAATAGGTCCCCCGGAGAGGAGAATGAGACGAGATGATCATCTCCTATCTGAGGAGCTCGTGAAAAGTTTATATCACTCCAAATTGTCTCGAAGGCCGCAGGACCTCCCGACCAAGCCAGATGTCCCCACTTGACCTCGTTTAGATTTGATGCTCCTCCCCCTCCTGAGGAGAGAGTCCCTGTCCCTGCTGTCGTCCATCTGCGTTTATTGTTGATTGAGTCTATATCTCGATAATAGACTGTTATGTCATCACCTGAGAGCGCAATCAGGAGATCAATATCTGACAGAGAGAGTCCTGAGATAGTAAAGACATTTGAAGCGGCTATATTGTCGACCAATACAATCGCAGAGGGAGAGACTCGGAGCTCTGCATCATAATTATCCGTCGTGTCGTCTGTTTTTATCCGGATCCCTCGTATATCATTAACATTATCCCCTCCTATCATTGAGGAGATACGAGCCCTCACAATCATCCCTTTAGGGATAATCTCTGATGTCGCTATCCCTACCATAGAGGGGGAGACTGTGTAGTTTTTGAGCCGATCAATACGGACTCCTCCTGAGTCGAGACTCTCAGTCCCCGCTCCGGCTGTCGTGACTCCTGTAAAATTACTATATAGATCGAGACCGGGGTAATTATATGCAAATGATAATCTATTCCACTCCGCATCCTGATCTGTCGAGTAATATGCAGAGGGGAGGGTTACAGAGGAGTATCCCCCGAGATATAACATCGAGATCGAGTAATTTGCCGCAGTCGACACAGGCTCGCAGAGGATGATTGATCTCCCTGACCACGTCAACCCAAATGAATTCTCGATCTGAGAGCTGTCGTCTCCTGTGCGGATTAATCTCCCCGCTCCGTTTTGGTCTCTCCCCATCTCCCTAAATGAGATCGCATCCTGAGACCAATAGATCCGATAGTCTCCTCCCCCTGCCTGCCGACGTGCGGAGATATGATGAGAGGCTCCCTCATCTGTCCACGCCGAGATGTCCCCTCCTGTCATGACATTACTCGTCCCTCCTGTGACAGTCTGAGAGATAACATGATAGCCTCCTGAGTCTCTGAGTCTATGCGCAGAGATATAAGCGGAGGGGATTGTCATGTAATGAATTTCGTTTGTCGCACCTGCATAACAGAATCGAAATACTCCCTCGTGAGAGTAGAGGGAGATAGATCTGAATGAGTGATCGTCTATTTCTGCGCTTGTCGTGACGAGGGAGAAAGATCCCCCCATATCTGAGGAGGCATATTGTAATAATCGATTGCGCTTAGTCGCTGAGGTATCATTCCAGATGGTCTCAATCATAATCATAACCACTCCGAGAGCCTCTGCGATCCGGAGCCTCTGCGGATTGTGGTTCTGATATGCTGCTCCCGATCCGGTGAGGGTCCCTATATTGAGAGCCTCGGGGAGAGCTCTGCGAGTGCGGAGTGTCCAAGTCGTCCCATCTGTCGAGTGATATGTGCGGAGATTGACTGTCTCGTCATCCCCTGCGAGATGGGCAAGTAAATAGGAGCCGTCTGAGAGTTTACACATCCCGGAGAGGAGAGCATATCTCAGAGTCGTACTCTCTGAGTATATAGAGACATCTGAGCTGGTATCATCTATCTTTAATGTCGTAACTCTGACTGTGCGGTTTGAGGTCGTATCTCGTGCGTATGATATGAGGAGATCTCCCTCTCCTGTGTCGAGTCCTGAGGGAAAAGAATAGACTGTGCTCGACAATCTCGAAAAGTATAGATTTTTAAACCTCGAGATTGTGTTTTGAGGATCTCGTCCGTAATTGACAGAGGTTTGATTGTCCTCAAATATAAATCCGGCTCCGTATCCTGCGTATCCTGATTTTTGAGTTTTTATTGTGAGATCTGAGCCTGTCGTCTGATTGCCTGTCGCTATTAGTCTCATAGGTCCGTATCCGGTAGGGATGGGATCTCCTGCGATACTATCTCCGACCGTAAAAGACGATTGAGCGAGCCATAGATTATTATTATTGAGTCCCAGAGGGACGAGAAACCCTCTCAGATAGTCCGGTGTAACATTAGGCATTAGTATCCCCTCCGAGCGTTTCGTGCGTCTGACAGTCCCATCCTCTGACGATCTGACATAAATCTATCATAATGTTTGTAAGGATTCATGACTATCACCTGAGGAGAGATTGTCTGTCCGTTTTGTAATCTGTTTACTCCCTGCTCTCCCCCGAGTCTATTGACTGTCGCCCGGTCGAGAACTGCCTCTCCTCTCTTGACAATGATTGTCGACTCGTCAGGAGTCCTCTCAATCATACCCCCCATGTGGAATTGCGGAGGTTGTTGTGACATGACAATAGCGGCTTGTGCTGCGGCTGTGGCTATGTATCCCGCAATAGCCGCAGGGGCGAGAGGACCGAACTGAGCTGGGGCGGCTGTTATGCTTTTTGCTGTATTCATTGCGATCTCACCGAGCGCAGCGACCTTCTGAGCCGTAAAGAGAGCGACGAGTAATTTTTTGTTCTTATTTCCGGATTTTTGCAATAGCTCGAGAGAGGCTGTCGTGACAGTAGAGAGAGATTGTAGTATCGCAGATGTCCCCGAGGCTATCTGAGCTTGCCTTTTTTGCTCTGCGTCATCTCTGATCTTTTGTAGTGCTATCTCATGATTAAACTCGGCAGCTCTGAGGGCTTTTTGTCGATCTTCGTTTGCCTTGTCGATCTCCTCCTGAGTCTTAGCCTGTTTGATTGTGGCCTCTGTCGCTTCGTTAATCTTGTCTATTGTGTCCCTCTTTTGTAGTGCGAGCTTTGCCTCATTTGCAAATAATTCATCAGAGGCAGGAAGAGAATCTAACATTGCCATTAGAGCGACTCTCTCGAGATCTCCTCTGACCTGAGCGATTTGAGAGAGGCTCTCCTGTTTGTCGATCTGCTCATCTAATTTTTGATTGATCTCCTCTAAGTCTATTTTTTCTTTCTGTGTAATGAGTGCCTTTTGCTCTGCGACTAATGAGGATGCTCTCTCGACCTCCTCTCGAGCCTCCTCTAATCCGAGTCTCTCTGCCTCTGTCTGAGCTGTCGTCTCGAGCTCTATAATCTGAGCCTGCATTAGAGATAATTGATCGTCGAGTGCATCTCTGCGAGCCTGTGCGCTTCTGCTGATCTGCTCAGAGTCGGAGAGCATAGACAGAGACATCTCCGCATTTTGAGCCTCGAGGGCGTTTATCTGATCTGTGAGTCCTGAGGTTATTTGTATGATTTTTAATCTGCGCTCCTCTGCTCTCTGAGTCGCCTCGGCTTGTCGTTTTTGTTTGTCTTTTGCCTCTATGACTGCGATCTCCGCAGCTAGGATCTTTTCTGTCTGATCTTTTGCTGCGCTATACTCTCCCCATATATCTCGCAGAATTATTTTTTTATCCGCAATAATCTTTTTCAGATCTTCCTCTTTATCTCGGCTCTCTGAGATCATTTTGCTAATCTCGAGTCTCTCTTTACTATTCATAGCGAGCCCTTTTTGGACTTCGTACATCTGGACTCTCTCGGCTTGTAAGAGATCAATCTGTGCCTGTGCTGTTTTGACTCTCTCTGTCGCTGTTTTCTCGAGATCTTGCATCCTCGTGTATAATTTAGAGGTCTCCTCTGTCTGTTTCTTTTTGGCTTCTCTTATGTCGAATTCTTTCTGAGAGATCTGTCCTAATGCCAACAATCTCTCATTATCGAGTCGAGATAATTCCCTCCTCTGCTCTATTGCGTTTATGTCAAATCCGAGATCGAGATCCTCAGAGAGTCCCCTGAGCTCCTGTCCCAATCTCTCGATCTCCTTCCGTCCCTCTGATAGGCCGGTTTTAAATTTGTCGAATTCCTCTTTTGCCTTTTTTTGGTTGTGCGTAAATAGAGTATAAGCACCCGCAGCGAGCCCGAGGGTCCCCACAACCCCTATCATGACGAGATTGCCTGTCGCTAGTGATCTCGACATGGATCTCGCAGCCGAGCCGACCATCCCAATCTCCCCTGCCATCGCTGCGAGCTCAGGATTGATAAATCCGACCACATCCTCGAGGCTACCCATAGCCGCACCAAAATCTCTTGTTTGTCTGCGAGTCTGTTTTATGCGGTCCCCTGCTAGGTCAAAAGATCTCCCTATCTGCTTAGAGGATTTTTGAGCCTGATCTGCCTGATCTCTAAATGATTGCTGTATTTTCGCAGAGGAGGCCTGATAACTTTTTGTCGTCTCACGAGCGGCTTTTTTGCTCTCCTGAGCCGCTTTCTGAGCCGCTTTTTGTGCCTTGTTAAATTCAGAGGCTAGGGCTCTCGTCATAGCCTGAGCCTCTTTTTTTGTCATCCCCGGGATCTGACCGAGGGAGTCCTGCAATTGTTTGAGATTGGCTCTGAGACTAATCTCGACGCTTTTATTCACATCTGCCATTTTATTTCTTTTTGCCTCCTCTCATGAGGTCGTCCGCAATTACATTAACAAGTTTCGATGCGGCTCGCTTCGTAGGTTTCCAGAGGAGCTCGTCCGCTGTGCGAGTCCCAAATGCGAGATCGTTTAGTGTGTACTCTCCTGTCGTGATAGCCCACGCATAAGGGGCATCATTGCGCACAAATGCGACAATATCCTCTCCCTCTATAAGGATCCCTTTTTGTAGTCTATTTTTTGAGTCCTGAGATTTAGGAGACACTCTGACAGGGATGGGATCATCTTTTATACGTCCTGACTCGTCAATCTCTCTCATGATAGCAGAGGCCTCCTGAGTGCCTTTCTGTCGTTTGAGGGCTCCAAATATAGCCGCCTTCTTCTCGTCTGCTGTGCGAGGTCTCTGCGTCCTCACAGGCCATTGTCGATAGGCCTCCTCATATATCTCAGTCATCTCATTCTCGAAGATCTGACGGATAAGGGGGAGCTGGTCTAATAGATTGTTGACCATCCTCTCTAATTCGTCAGATACTCCGATCGCAGCGTTTCCCTGCTTGATAAAAACTTTAGCCATCTCTATTCCTCATCCTGTGTATCTGCTCTCTATTATAGCGAGTTTTTCTCTCCTCTCTCTGTTTTTGTGTCTCAGTCTCGAGGATATAGTCGGCAATTAGGGAGGTCTGAGTGTCAGGATCGAGGGAGCGGAACCAATCCGGATCTCTCCCCCATCTGCGACTCATGAGGAGCTCTAATCTGTCGAGATGTCCGAATTTATGGAATGCGTAAAATTTGCCTTTTCGTCGACCTCTTTCTCGGTCGGGATTTTTGTCGCCATAAATGACAGAGCCTTCACTCCCTCCTCATAAATGACAGATGCCACAATCCCCTCGCTCAGGAGTCTATCGAGACATGTGTGTCCGTACTCGAGAGGGGATGATTTGCCGGGTCTGTATTTTGGCAATTTGCGGACGTGATCGAGACAGACTCCGAGCGCACCTGCGCAGAGACGAGCGAGACGTGCGTTGTCACTCTCAGATGTCCACAGAGAGACAAATTCAAAAGATGTAGCAAGGGAGGGAGTCGTCAGATCGATCTCCCCTCCCCATTTGCGGATAGATATTTTCATGTAGTCTCCTGATATCTATTAGGGAGTAGTCGCTGTGTAAGTGACTCCTCCGTAGCATGTAAAGTTTATTGTAAATGAGGACGGATCTCCCTCAGTGAAGGAAGCAGTGCACACGCATTTAGAGAGAGTCGCCTCGTGTGTCTCTGTATCTGTGAGGGCTGTCGCATCGACCTGATATTGTATGTCGATACAATAAAACTCGACATAAGGAGTCCCCGAATTGCCTGTCGAGACGTTTGAGGAGTAATGTCCTGTCTTATTGATAAAGTCGAGAATACTACCGGCCTCGGCTCCATCTGTAAACTGTCGGAAATATGCGGAGAAAGATCCTGTCGCTGAGGGCTCATCATCCCCCTTTCTGACTGTCGTGATCGTCCCTCTGTCTCTGATCACAGTCTGAGCCGCCTTGGGAGTGTCAAATGTTACATTTCCCTCTTCATATGCGATCTCGAGGGTTACCGGTGTGCCGGTTGCGTCAGATAGTGTGATTACACCATCTCGACGTGTTTTTGGTAAAGTAGAATAGGCCACAATAATCTCCTATGATAATATAAAGGTGTGTAGTGCTGAGAATTCAATCTCAGATATAATATACTCCTGAGAGTCAGGAGATCGACGAGAAGATCTGACAAATCGTATCTCTATAGCTCGATTAAAGTCTCGAGCCATCACAGCTCCGATCACTTCCTGCTCTTTATCGAGTGCATTGCCATAATCTAACACGACATCATGAGGTCGTATCCGATACGCAAATCTGACTCGCACAAGCGACTCGACATAGCACCCTATCGAATTCCTCTGTCTCTCATTAGCTGCATTTGTCGCAGACATCTCGACAGTAAAACCCAGATGTCCGAGTGTATTTTGAGACCTGCCAAAATACTCAGGGAGCATCCTGACCTCCCTAAAGCCTGAGAGGTCGGATATATTTTGAGCGATCGCAGATCTGACCTGAGAGACGGAGACAGCCATTAGTATCTCCGACGTCTATAATGATTGATCCCGGGGCGAGTGAGATAGATTGTCGGCTGTCCTCTCGTCCGTTTGTCTGCGTCGTCTGCTTTTCCATCGTGATCTTCGTCATATACAAAATTGATCTGATCAAATTCGTCTCTATAGAGCTTGTAGTGTTCATTTGCGAGATCGAGGTATCTGCCGTTTGATTGCCCGAGGGAGCTATGGAAATCTCTAAATATGAGATATAGACTGAGATGTCTATGGACCTCAAAAAATGCCTCGGGAGACATCATGAGATACTCATAGCCCATCCCCTGATTGCGGATACGTCTCAGGATCTGAAACCACGCATCATCTATGTATTGTTGATATGATGTCAGAGAGGAGGGTCTGAGATTGTTGAGATCGCTATATGTCGCAGTAAGATCGATGTCAGAGACGACAGGATATAATCTTTTACGGACGAGAGCCGCCATCCTGCGATAAATAAAATCCTCTCCCTCAATCGTGACTGTCCATTCTTGGATGTATCCCTCTCCGAGGAGCTCTGTATCTGCGAGCTGATCTGCTGTGTGATTGTATGAGACAGTCCCACTCCCCGCAATTATCGCAGTCGCTCCGGTGAGGAGATCGGCTCCTGTCGGTTTTATGAGAGTATAGAGAGCATCTGTCGGGATGACCTGAGAGCCATCCCGATAAAAACGAATCTCTGTCGTCTGAGCTCGTCCTCTCTCGAGTAACTCGACGGTCCTAATCTGCGCTGCGTAGGGAGTGGATAAGGACATATTATGCTTGCTGGAATACTACGGCCCAAGCTGAGCCATCACAAACTAATAGAGCCGCCTTACCCGCTGCGAGTCCAGCTCCCCCAATGATAGGATTACCATCAGCATCTTGTAAAACAAAAGAGTGACCACTGGATGCGCTATTTTTAAACCAAAACCACACCCCATCCTTCTTGGCTGGGACCTTAATGGTAGCAGAGGATCCTTTATTATTTGTGATGACTTGATACTGAGCATCTTTATAGTTTAGATCTTTATCTGCTGTTATGGTTTCAATATTCACTCCCCCGGGCTGAATGATATGTCGGGGAATTTTAAATTCTTGTTTATCTGTAAAGGCCATCTTATCGCTCCTTTTTACGTTGTGCTCTTTCGAGATGTTTGGCTAATTTACGACATGCCTCATCATGAGTGAGTGAGGGATTGCTCCTCACGATCTGAGAGGCTATCCTGTGGAAAGCTGCGGTTTTTTTATCATCATTAGACATAGGCATCCCTCCCTAATTTAGAGATGAGGGCTATCGCTTTTTTTGTCTGTTTAAATTCTTCTTGTTTGCTCTTTAGTCGTGTAGCGACCTCGGGGATGTGCTGATCTCTCTCGAGTCGTGACATGGCTCGATTCATCGATATCAGACGGAGCTCTGCGATCTGAGGATGGGGAGGATTGAGATGTCCCTCCGCAATCAGAGATCGTCTCCACTCGTCAAATCCTTTCTGATCGAAATGCTCGATAATCCTGCGTCCTATCTTTTCGAGTTTTATCCATCTCGATGTGTGATAATTGCCTTTGTGCGCGGGATAGACTCGGAGATAATCGTGTTTTTTGGGATCGATTATAGCCCAATCCCGATCGCTCAGGGAGGTCCTCATGATTGAGGAGTCTAATCTCCCTCCGACAGCTCTCGTACCATTTACCCCCGGCTCCTCTTGTATCGAGCTCAGGATGGGGAGTAATAGAGGAGTGCTGATTTTTTTACGCTTGTCGTCTGAGCTGTCGTATGTCTCAAAAATTACTAGCTCCCAATTCTCGGGATGGTGCGCAAAAAAGAAGCGAGGGTTTTTCTTTTTTGGGATGCGAGTCTCTGTATGCTGAGCCTCCTCCCAAGGCTGAGAATATTTCTCATATGTTGTCATTGTAGTCTCCTATAAAAAAAAGGGCCGGAGATCATGACGAGGAGACTACGACAAGTCACAATCTCCGACAAAATCATGATCCGGTTATCGTGCTGAGAGGATTTTTACACCCTTGTCATCTTGAATGATACCGAGGCCGAGATACGCATGTCCTACGATGTAAGTTTTTGCACTCATAGCTTGACGATCAAATTCGACAACTACCTTACCCATAGACATTAAGTCAGAGGATCCGGGGATGTTTGCGGGGATACCGTCAACATATCCGAGAGCCATTGGCGATAGGAGATAGTTATCATAGCCAGAGGAGGCATTCTCATTTACATGACCTGAGCGATATACATCGACACCAAATAGATTACCGGCAAAATTCGCACCTTTAGCCATAAGCATCTCCTGTGAGGATTGCATACGACTTACTGCGTTTCCTGTCTCATTGCGGAGACTGTCCTGAAGCTCTGTCAAGGCCTTAGGCGAGAGGACGGCTGCGTAGGGACCTGCGGCTCCGACGTCTGCGGCTTGTTCAATTGCGAATATTGCGTCAAAAAAGTCGTCTACTGAGAGAGTCGTAGTATTGAGTCCGACTGAGGTTGTAAAATTAGCGGCTGCGGCTCCTGTGAGCTCTGCAAATCGAGTCTCATAGGATTGACTAATTGAGCGAGCAATTCGGAAGGGATCGATGTCCTGAGAGCCTGCCAAGCCGGTCATAGAAGAAAGATCCGACATCTCATATATGATGTACTGTCTCGCAGCTACGAGATCCGCAGAGTCGATGGTGAGGGCTGTCGTATTTCCTGACTCGTCGGAGATCTCATTTGTAGCGGCTGCCATGCTATCATAACCATCTAAACCTGCCAAGCGTACACGTACAGTGTCACTTCCGAGGCCGTTAATGCTCCCCTGATAGCTTATAAGTCCACTATTGCGGAGATTTGAGGAATCTTTGAGTAGTAAATTTATCTCCTGAGAGATCATTGCTGAGAGACGGACGACTCCCTCGAGCTGATTGCCGACCGTATTCGCAAAACGGATCGGATTAACTGCATCTGCCATTTGATGCTCCTATGTAAAAAGGGTTTTTTGCGACTGGGGCTCCTCTGCTGTTTACCGGTGCGACCGTACCCTCTAACCATTATATTATATCATATCTGAGGAGTCCGCAATGATTATAGAGATCCGAGCCCGAATTATCGATGGTGTGCCATTTTTTGAGCCTAAACCTATGAGAGGAGCCTCTCAAAAAGTGAGGGACCGTCAGAGGGAGGCATGTGAGTTTCTCAATAAAAAAAGTTATTCATAGGTTATTCATAGGCTGTGAATAACTTGTGTATAACTTTATTCATAGGTTATTCATAGGCTGTGAATAACTTGTGTATAACCTGTGTATAACTTTAAAAAGAGAGCCCACTGTAGAGATACTGTGGGCTCATGCGTAGGAGAATATAAAAAACTAGGAGCTCTTAGTACCAGTACCAAATCATAATGCCATCTCCATCAGAGAGAGCTGCACCGAATGTAAGACGAGCCACACCAGCAGCTCCACCATTGGCAGAAACTTGGAACTCATCATTATCTCCAGCAGTATCGCCCAATGCAGTCATGTTACGCAGAGACAAACCATTTTTAAAGACAAGTACAGAGTTAACAGCTCCAGATGGAAGAGTCTGACCCAAGTCTATGGTAGTGGTGGAGCCACCAGAAATCTCTGCACCTTCCTGTGCAAAAGTAATACCCAGCTTGGCAGCAGTAACAGAAGAGTCTGCCAGCTTGGCACTGGTGACAGATGTAGCAGCCAGAGCAGATGTACCTACAGCACCTGCTGAGATTTTAGCAGATGTAACAGATGCAGATGCGAGCTTGTCTGCATCTACAGCAGCATTAGCTATCTTGGCAGTGGTAACAGCTAAGTCATTGATTTTAGCAGTCTCTACAGCAGAAGCACCCAGCTTAGCAGCAGTAACAGCAGCATCATTAATCTTGGCTGTCTCTACTGCAGAGGCACCGAGCTTGGCTGCTGTAATGGCTGAGTCTTGAATCTTGGCAGTAGCTACAGAATCATCTGACAGCTTGGCACTGGTGATAGCAGCATCAGCCAGAGCAGCAGTACCTACAGAGCCATCTATAAGCTCATTAGCACCGACAGAATCGTCTGCCATCTTGGCATTACTAATAGCATTGTCTGCAATCTTGGCAGATAGTACAGCAGCATCAGCAATCTTGGCACTGGTGACAGCAGCATCATTTAATTTAGCTGTGGTCACTCCAGAGTCTGCTATGGACAAATCATTTCCATCTTTAGCAAGTCCGCCAGATACGGTTATCTGCCCAGTACCAGTAAATCTTTGGAATGAGATAGAAGTGGAGCCCAATGTAACAGAATCATTAGAGCATACATAACCTTGCTCTGCATAGGTACCTTGCAATACAAAAAGGAATGCACCAGGGAAATCTGAGCCAGCATCCATGTCCGAAGATCGAGAAGCAGAGCTACCAGATGAAGAGTAAACATACACACCATTTTCTGTAGCATCTGACTGATTAAGGAGTAAGAAGCGGTCTCCATTACTCATAGCCACAGAATCAATGTTAGCTGGAAGATTAGTAATGTCTACATTGCTCTCTGTGGCTACTTTTACATTGTCCTTTACAGACAATCCAGCAGCTACATTATCAACATAGCTCTTATTGGGTACATCGTTGGCATTGGATGGAGTGCCTACCTGCAGAACACCAGATGAAAAGTCATAAGTGTCTGTAAGGTCAAGTTTAGAAGCATCTACAGCATTAGCAGCAATCTTACCAGTAGTAACAGCCAAATCATTGATTTTAGCAGTCTCTACAGCAGAAGAGGCAATCTTAGCAGCAGTAACAGCTAAGTCATTGAGCTTGGCAGTGGTAACAGCCAGAGAGCCAAGTGCAGTAGCATCTACAGCTCCAGCACCAATCTTAGCACTGGTGACAGCATCATCAGCAATCTTGGCAGTCTCTACAGCAGCAGCACCCAGCTTTACAGCAGTAACAGCTCCATCATTAAGAGCTGCAGTAAGTACAGCAGATGTACCGAGCTTGCCAGATGTAATGGCAGCATCTTGTATTTTTACAGTGGTAATAGCATCAGAAGCAATCTTAGCAGCTACAATCGCTGCATCGATAATCTGATCGCCTTTAATTTGAACAGAACCCATAGGTCTTTATCTCCAATAAATAATAAACATGTTTACTTGTAGTCTCCAGTAAATCTTAAACTTCTTCTAGAATAACATGGCACTTTACATTACCACTGCTGGATTGCACAAAGATAGAAGAAGCTCTGTTCTTCCCCTTCCCCAGCTTGATAATGAGAAAGTTACTAGCTGGTATAAACGCATTGTCGTCTGTGTCTATATCATCGCCTTCTGTATATCCATTTTGAGCCATATAAATCTTGGTACCCTCACATCCGATAGACACTTGATTGGCAGCACTGGGTAGCTGTATCTCTGTACATGCGTTGTCTGCTATGGTAAATGTCTTAAATGCTGGATACACGTTTAAACTCCGTAAATCTTGAGCCATAACAGTCTCCTTATGACGTTGGAATATAGTCTACTGTCAAAAAATCACCCACCTGTGGTGTAAACAGCAGATTTATCTGTGTCTGATTGGGCTCTGTAAAATGGTCACTCTTTACCTGTCTGATGCCATTATAGTACACTCTTATACTACCTGTCTGATAATTTTCTGGTATGTTAAAAGTGGTCTTACTACCGTCTATTTGGCTGGTTAGGTCTGCCTGTTCCATATCTGAGCCTACTCCATCTGGTATAATAAATGCAAATCGAAAAGCCATAATCTTTAAACCTGTCTTCTATTGCGATTCTTCCATGCAGATACCACCTTGTCTCTATTCTGAGCATAAAACTCTGGATCTCTCAGAGCTCTGTCCATAAAGTCTGCACTCTCTGGTGTGGGCATCGCTTGAGCATTCGCTCGTGGGGCTCTGGCTTGTTCCAATGATGCAAGCTGAGAGTAAGTATCTGCTGGTGGCATCTCTGTTACATTGGTCTGTGTCTCTGCAGCTTGAGCTGGAGTATCATCTACCATCTTGAGAGCTTGTAGGTGTGGTCTGATGGTTATTGGTGCTGTGTCTGGATTGTCCACCACACTGTCTAGCCATTCCGATAAAGTCTTCTTATCTTTATCTGCTGCATTCTTCTGGCTTCTTTCATAGGACCACTCGATTGCCTCTACCAGGTCTGGGTCTGTAAGTCCATGCTTACTTATGCTCTGATATCGATTGAATCTGTTTTCACTGGTCTGTAGCTTGGTCTGCATCTCTGCCAGCTGCTGGTTTAAAATGTCCACAGAGCTCATAGCCTTCTCTGCCTTCTCCAGCCTTCTCTCAGCTTCTGCCAGTGCATTCTCTGCACTAGTGGCTCGTGCAGCTACTTTTCCTATTCGCTCTTTTATGATGCTCTCTATATCCTGCTTTAAGACATAGGTTTTACCATCGTGTTCTATCTCGTTCATTGTGTAGTCTCCTTGGGGGTTATAGGTATTGTGCTCTTTCAGCTCTTATTCTCTCCAGCTCTCTTTTGGCTTCCATCATGTCCATGTCTGGGTGCATCATGAGCATAGCATCCACTGGTGATATAAGTCCTGCAGTCATCTTGGCGAGTATATCCTCTCTCTGTGCTCTCATCTCCTCTGGAGATAGTGCCAGTGGAGTGTATTGTACTCTGTATCCTGTCTCTGGTAATGATGCACTCAAATAACGATTAGCCAGCATGGCACTTTTAGCCATCATCTCCTCATCTGCTCGTCTAAATATCGGTGCATAACGTCTCTGTGCTTCTCTCTGTCCATCTCTAGAGATAGACAAAGCATATCCGCTTCTTGGGTCTCCACTCTGTCTCAGTACCTCACTGGAGATACCTGCTGCTGTGGCTACTCTGTATTCGTACTTGCTGATGCTGTCCAGTAGCTTCTCTGGATCTGCATAAGAGAAACTGCCTATCATTGGCTGCCCACTGGCATCTGGGTCTCCTTGGAACATCAGAATGCTGGATGGGTCTGTGGATATAGCTGATCTTCTGCCCAGTAAATCATTATCGAGCTGAGACAATCCAGCTAGAGAGAGACCTGCTACATATTTCTGTGGCCAGCTATTGTCTCTGACACAATGCACATAAAACGAAAAGAGCACAGCAGCAGTAAGAGAACCATAAGCGAGCTGGGCTGCATCGAAGGCATTAAACAGATGTCCTGTCTTTTCAGCATGGTACAGAACCACTGGCAGAAATGGTGTACCATCTGCAGCTCTGTAGGGGTATGCTTCTCCCTGCATGGTAGGATGTCCCATATAAATCTCAGACATGTCCTTACCTATCGAGCCATCTGGATTGGCAGCAAACATACCAAACAGTGGATTATTCTCATCTCTGATATCGAGGATGTCATATACCCATATTGGCTCTGCTGAATCTGGATTCATTCGTACACGCAGCTCTTGATAATACAGTGGTACATCTGGTGCATCCTCAGAAGCTGCTGCCACTACAAAGTCTGGAGTAACTGATCTGTAGCAGAGACCTGGTACTCTAGATATTCCATTCTCAGCATGTGGAGCTACATCCACTCGTACAAACATCTCTCTAATGCCCAGTGTCATCTGCTGGACACGTTGCATAAGCTGGAAATAGCCAGCAGTGGTGACATACCCTTCTCTGCCTACCAGCTCTGAGATGTCTCCTTCATTGGATACCTTGGGCTGAGAATGGTACAGCATAGCGAGCTGTCTAGTAACCTGCTCAATTGCACAGCTAGACATGTCACTGGGTCCGAGTGCATCACGTCTGTCTGTGGGCAGATGTCGTAGCAGCTCTTCTTCTAAGTCTTGCTCCCACAGTCCAGTAAGTAATCTTCTTCTCAGTGCTGAGTGTCGCCATCTCTCTTCATCTGCTGTAGTGGGTCCGCTTGGCTTGGGGGGGAAATTATCATACATTAGTACACCTTAATCTGCTGTGGTATTATTGGGTTAGTATCTAGCAGTGGTAATAACCCATAACGCAGTGCATCTATACAATGTCCATACGGGTCTCTACTTCGTGCTGATTGTGTTCTTTTCATTGTCCAGCTTTGGATACTCTTTACTGTCTGTGTGCATTCTGGTCTAATCCAGAAGTGTCTCCTGCTCATTATAGCATGTAAAATACTGGCACCTACATATACTGAGTGTCTACCTTTACGAGCTCGTCTTACTGTAAATGGAAGATTACGTGGTGGATAGCCTAAGATACTCTCTAGTGCTCTCATCAGCATTATGTTACTCATTCTGTACTGGTCTCTGCCTCTGTGCTCACCATCTCCTGTCCACTTGCAGAGCTTTGGATCTACACCATGCTTTCTCAGCATCTCTAAGATGGCTTGGGCATGGTGCTCTGGTGGAGCTTGTCCACTGGTGTACTCACCAAGTACATATACTCGAGGATGCTGTGCATCTCTCATATCCACACAAGAGAGTATAGCGACTTGCGAGCCAGGGTTGCTACCATGGTCTATACCTACACAGAATCTATAGTCTCCACCTTTGGGTACTGGCTGAGCTGATATCATGTCCTCTTCAAAGTTTTCGAAGACCACACCAATTGGTGCCACATCAAAAGAGCCATTGATACGAGCCTCTCTATCATACGGTAAATATGCCTCTGTAATCTTGTCTATCTGTTCTTGGTCCAGCAGATAACCCTGTGGCAGTCCCAGTGGAGTAGTAGCCTCTACTGTAAGTGGAGCTCTGTGTGCTGATATCAGTCCCTTCTCTATCATCTCTTTTATGTAGGTAACGTCTACTCCACCCACTGGTGTAAGAGATATGGCTACTGTACCTCTTTTGCCACCAGCTCCACCTCTAGATGTTCTGGCTACAAGCTCGTTAAAGGTGCTCTGATCTACAGGCTCATCTATACAGACTAGATTAGCTGTGGCAGATGCTAGACCGAGTCCTTGGTTGGCTGTCTTTATTCTTATGATGCTACCATTGCGAAATTTTACCAGTGGAGCCAATCCTCTGAATCCCTTACCTCTTACAAATTCGCAAGTAGGGTCCAGCTCTGCTTTGGGTATCATGTCGTACAGCTTCTGCTGGATAGTCCTGCTCTGCTCATGACTGTGTGTGATGAGCCATGCTTCTATTGGTGGTGGGTCTGTTTTATAGTACGGATGTCTGCCAAGGCAGTGATACAGCAGCAGAGCACATGTAGCAAGGGTTTTACCGACTTGATTACCACCAATAAGAGCTTTAATTGGTGCCTTGTCTGCTAGGTACTTCTGCTGTGGTGGAGTAGGGGAAAAGTAGCGCAGTGGGTCATGCTCTGCCTTCTTCCTCAGCCAAGATAGTCTCTGTGCCATGCCACATAAGCTGCTCATTTACGTCTCCAAAAGAGCTCATAACACAGACTACCTTCTGTGGTGTTCTCTTTACAGTACTCTATCATGCTGATGGTATTGGCTATGTTACTGATCTGCTCACATGTCTGTCCAGATGTCTGGCTGTCTATGCCTCTGGAATATATCAAGCATGTAAGCTCTCTGCACAATAGTCTATTCTCTGCATCTGTTATCTGCTCTGGCTGGCAGATGTCCTTTATGATGTCCAGATCAGTAAGCTGTTTTATTACTTCCTGCTGGGTCTGGCTGGTTTTATCGTCTGTGGGTTTCTTACTGGCATTCATGGCAAAAAAGGTACCACCAGCTCCGAGTATCAATCCACCAATAAGTAAACCTATCTCTATCATCTTTTGCTCTGGTTTCTGATGTTTATGTTCTGGATGCATTGTTTAAAGCTCTCCTCATCAAAAGAGCAGACAAACATTATCTCGTCTGTGGGTAATGCACCATCTTTTATGATGGCTGCTACCAAGTCCTCTACTGCTGTCTGTCCATAAGTCTCTCTGTAGGCATCAATAAGCAGTCTTAGCCTTATGCGGTTATTCTCCAGCTCTGCGGATAGGTTATTGAGTATCCTACTACCTTTGTACACTCTGTCTATGTAGTATAAGATTCTGCCTTCTATCATTGCCTGGTCTAAGTCTGCATTCTTCATGTTACACCTTCTTAAGTGCCACTACATTGGAGCCTACCAAGCTGTGAAGATCAGATTGCACTCTCTGTCTCAGCATTGGTGGCAGTGCTATGATGGTATTGACTATCTCAGCGAGTAGCTGTTCATCTGTCATTCGCTCGTGTGCATCTGTGGCACCCTCTTCTGCATCTAGAGCTCTGATCTCCTGCATGAGAGTAACCATCTGTCTCTGCAGAGCTGCATAAGCCTGCCAGCTACCACTGTCCTTAGCTTTGTTCATGCTGATCTTGAGCTCTGCTATCTGAGTCTGTAGCATGGTCCTGTAGTCATCTTGCACTGGAGTCTGTGTGCTCTCCTCTTTGGGGACCTCTTCTATGCTGTGTGTGGCATCTGTTTTATAGTTATGCCTTCTGTGCAATAGCCACATAGCTGCCTTTACATCTCCATCCGCTATTGCAGTATTGATTGTGGACAGAGCTTGTAATGCACTCTGGCTCTCAGCTCGTCTGACATCATTGGCAAAAGTCTTGTAAGGCTCTTTTGCTCTGGCATCATTGCCCATCTTAATCCACTTGTACAAAGTACTCCTGCCAATATTTCCATGCTCAGCAGCCAGTGTCATAGTGGCACCCTGCTC